ATTAAGATCTAACAGAACTCAAACTACACAATCAGATTCACCGATGACAAAGGTAGATAGATCTACTTATGCAGGATTCTCAAACAAATTATCAAAAGGCACACCTAATCAATATTGGGTGGAAAGATTTATTGATAAAGTTAGAATACATATTTATCCAACACCAGATTCTACAAATGCATCTAAAGATATGCATTTTTATTTTATTAAAAGAATTCAAGATGCAGGAGATTATACAAATGCAACAGACGTTCCATTTAGATTTGTGCCTTGTATGGTTTCAGGTTTAGCATATTACTTATCAATGAAATATCAACCCGCTCTAATTCAATCTACAAAACTTGTTTATGAGGATGAATTTGCAAGAGCACTAGCGGAGGATGGGTCAGCTTCTAGTACACATATTACACCTAAAGCTTATTACCCAGGAACATAATGGCAAAATACGCAACAGGTAAATATGCAAAAGCAATATCAGATAGATCGGGTATGGAGTTTCCTTACAATGAAATGGTTAGAGAATGGAATGGTTCTTTTGTTCACGTATCAGAGTTTGAACCAAAGCAACCACAATTAGAACCAAAACCAATGAATGGTGATGCAATATCGTTAAGGCATGTTAGACCAGGTAGAACAGAACCTGCTGTTGCAGCTATGTTAGGAAATAATCCTTTTTCTACTACTTTAGGATCAGGAACTGTAACGGTCACAGAAATCAATCACGGTAGATCTAGTGGAAATACTGTAAGATTTAGAAACGTTCAAGGTAGTCCAGGAGGAGTGCCTTTTTCCACCTATGAAAATGCTTCAGGATTTAGTATAACTGTCACCACCACTGACAAGTACACTTTTAGTTTGGGAACAAACGCAAGTATAACAGAAGAGAAGGGAGGACCAACTGTGTCTGCAGGACCAGTTACTATAACACCATGATTAAAAAATTTATTAGTAAATTATTTGGTATTAAACAATGTGAGTGTCCAAAAGAGGATGAACACATAGAATATTACACTAAAGTTCCAGAACCAGAAATTACAAAATGGAAATGTGGAACACATAGTAGATTCAAAAAAAGTTGTCCTATTTGTAAAGAAATAGCAGGAGAAATATAATGGCAGGATTAAGCGCATCAGGATTAAAAACACAAATTAGAAGTTATACTGAAACAGATTCTAATGTATTAACAGACGCTGTTTTAGAAAATATAATTCTTAATGCTCAGTATAGAATATTTAGAGATGTTCCTATCGATGCAGATAGAAAACAACAAGATGGTAATTTAGTAACTGGTCAATCAACTATTAATGCTCCAGCAGGGGCAGTTTTTATAAGAGCCATACAAGTTTATGATTCAACATCAGCTGTAACTGGACCAAATGTTTTTTTAGAAAAAAAAGATGTTACTTATTTACAAGAATATATTTCATCAACAGAATCTGCAAAAAGAGGCCAACCTAAATATTATGCTATGTTTGGTGGTGCTACAGGTGAATCAGACACTACATCTGGTAGAATGATATTTGCACCTGTGCCAGATACAACTTACAAATTTAGAGTGCATTATAACGCAATGCCTGTATTGTTAGAGAATAATGATACTAATTATATTAGTCTTAACTTTCCAAATGGACTATTATATTGTTGTTTATCAGAGGCATACGGATTTTTAAAAGGTCCGATAGATATGTTGACTTTATACGAAAATAAATATAAACAAGAGGTACAAAAGTTTGCTAATGAGCAAGTTGGTAGAAGGCGAAGAGATGACTATACTGATGGCACTGTTCGTATACCAATAAAATCAGCAAACCCGTAGGAGAAAAAATATGGCAATAACATCTGCAGTTTGCACAAGTTTCAAAGTAGAACTTTTAAAAGGAGTTCACAATTTCACAGCTACAACTGGTAACACTTTTAAGATAGCTTTATATACAAGTGATGCAACTTTAGGGGCTTCAACAACAGCTTTTTCATCATCAAACGAAATTACAAATTCATCTGGAACTGCATATACTTCAGGTGGAGCAACACTTACAAGCGTGACTCCTACTGCTTCAAGCACAACAGCTGTTTGTGATTTTTCTGATGTAAGTTACACAGATGCATCTTTTACAGCAAATGGAGCATTAATATACAATAGCTCTGCATCAGGTAATCCTGCATGTGTTTCTATTGCATTTGGTGCAGATAAAACTGTAACAAGTGGAACTTTTACAATTCAATTCCCAACAGCGGACGCAACGAACGCAATCATACGATTAGCATAAGGAGGAAGTCCTTATGGCCAATACTTGGAACCAATCAGGCACAACCTGGAACACTGGTCGTTGGGGCACAACCGACCCTATAGTAACAGGTTGGGGTGCAAAATCTTGGAATGAACCGGGAACTACTTGGAATGATTTAGGGGATCAAGAGGTTGATTTAACAAGTCCTGGTGCGATCACTGTATCTTTAGGCACTGTATCTATCACAACAGAAATTAATAAAGGTTGGGGTCAAGATACTTGGGGTAATGAAACTTGGGGTGAATCAGGAATGTTGGTTGAACTAACAGGGCCTGATCCAATACAATCTAATGTATCTGCAAATGCTTGGAACGATGCTTCATGGGGAGAAGGTCAAGGTTGGGGTATATTCTCATTAGCGGTTGCAGATGTAATGGGACTAACAGGTGTATCTTCAACAGGAAGTGTTGGTTCACCTACCATAATTGGTAACGTAAGTTTCTCCATAACGGGAGTTTCAGCTACATCAAATGTTGGTTCAGTTACTGTTACTGATCAAACAATGGGATTAACTGGTCAAACAATAACATCGGCAGTTGGAAGTTTATCACCTGCTGATGTAATGGGATTAACAGGAGTTTCTGCAACAGGAAGTGTTGGCGATATATCAATTAATTCAAGTCCGATTGTAGATATTTCTGGTCAAGCAATCACATCAGCTGTTGGAAGTTTATCACCTGCAGACGTAATGGGATTAACAGGTGTTTCTGCTACTTTCTCAGTTGGATCTTTATCACCTGCTGACGTAATGGGATTAACAGGTCAACAAGCAACTGCTTCTGTAGCTGCTTTTGGCACTGCTTCGGGCTTTGGAATTCAAGCGTATCAAGCTGTTGACACGGGTTCAAATTCTTCGTATACAGATGTTGCAACTGGATCAAATACAAGTTATACTGACGCTGCATAGGAGATAAAATATGGCATCAA